GCACCTTTTAACTTACCCATATTAGACAAACGAAGACGGACAGAGGCGGCGAATGCCATAGCCTTACCACCTGGAACAATCCACTTATCTTGATGACCGACAGCAGCCAAGTTCATACGAAGTTGATTGACGAATACAACAAGAATTCTCTGTTGACCAATCAATCCTGTAATCTTACGACAGGCTTTACTGATAATAATAGACTTGGAAGTATTGTAACCATCCTTACCGTGTTCAGATTCCATTTCTACTTCACTGGATGCTTGAGAAAGAGAATCGACAACAATTGTTACCAACTGTTTCTTATCATGTTTTCTCACGATTCCAATTACTTCTTCAATCTTAGCAAAGATTGATTCAACTGTGTAAAGAGGAACGTAACCCAAATTACGAATGTTAAGTCCGATTGATTTCCAAAATTCAGGAGCAGCGGCATTTTCAGTATCAATCAAAACACCATATCCACCCATCTTTTGTGTTTCAGCGAGAATGTGGGCACAAATTAAACTCTTACCGGCAGCTTCTTGAGAACTTAGTTCAACAATTCTTCCAACTGGTAATCCGCCGTGTTTTCGGTTGGAGATTGCCAAATCCAAAAGAGTAGAACCGGTGGAAATCCAATCCGTTACCATTGATGGGTCTTCTTCTTCGTCCAAGAAGTATGCCACCTTACTACCATCAGCCGATGCCTTATTCAATGCCTTGTGCACCAACTCTGCAAGTTCACTACGTTCAACTTTTTCAACCTTAGTGACTTCGCCTTCAATGTGATTAGATTTTCCTTTTGCCATAATAATTTTACAGTTTACACTCATTTAATAGAATGTAAACTATTTTTATTTTCTAAATGTTTTTGTATATATTTTATTGCGTTTTGTAATGTAGTTTTATTTTCTTTACAAAAACCTATAAGAAGATTGCACTCACTGTGAACAATACCACGAACTTTGCCTGATTTATGACAATGGTCTGTACAAAGTTTACCTAAATCTTTAGGTAATTTTGCCCGACATATTGCACATTTATTTCTTTGTTTTATTAACAAAGAATTCCACTCAGATTTAGAAATACCGTATTTCTTTTCTATCCTATGAAATTTACGCCATTCCTTCAATTGTGATTTATGTGTTCTTTTATACCAATCACAATAGTCTTGTGTTCTCTTTTTATTTAATTTTCGATACCTCTTTTTTCTAAGGTATTCTTTATGTTTATTTCTGGCATACCACCGTTTGTAATAATCATTTTGATTAAACATAAGTGATATGCCAGAATAACATTGTATTACTTCTTCGCTGGGAAGATGTTTGCGAATGCCGCTTCGAAGTCTTCAACACTTGCCGCTTTCTTGGCCTTTTGAGCCGTAGGTGACACGTTTGAGGTTTGAGCGACAACTTCCGTAACCTTGGCGGCTGGAGCTGCGGCGGCAATGGCTTCTTCCGTTGGAAGAACTACGCCACTGTCATCGTCATCTTCTGCTGCGGCTGGAGCCGGTTGACGTGTAGGAGCAACGGATGCCGTTCTGTCTGCGCCTCTCGGAGCAGAACCAGCGGTAATACCGTTACGTTCATTTTCCAACTTAATTTCCAGAGCGGCTTCCAATTCTTCATAAGTTGCCGGAGTGTAGATATCAAAGATATCAGGCTGTTTCTGGGTGATAAGTTGTAGAATTTCCTTGACCTTTGGATGTTCATGGTCAACAACTGGACGATTCTTTGGTTTGATAAGAATCTTGGTTTCAGGATAATCCTTCTTGGCATCTTCTGCCGTTGTGAAATCCACCTGAATGTCGTGACCATTCACCAAATCCGTAATATCTCCGTATTCCGGCTCGTCGAGTGCGGCGATAAGTTGTTCATATACTTGAACGCCGAATCCCCAAAACTTTACACCTTCTTCTTCTCTACCACGAACAATGATAGGAACATAAGTTCTAAGTTTTGGTTGCATATTACGACCTTTCTTCCAAACGGTTTTGTCACCGCCGGCGGTCTTTTCAATTTTGGTAGCCAATTCAACAATTGGGTCTGGTTTATTCTGACTGGAAGGACTTAAATAAGTCTGCGAATATCCCATGTCAGTATAATAAAATTTCAATTCAATGAATGGGAAGTCTGGTGAATATTGATTTGGAACTATACGAATCACTTGTCTACCTGACTCAGGTTTCCAAATAAATTGTTTGATTTTTGATTGTTGTTCCGTGGGTGCTTTTTTCGAACCTTTTTTATTCTTGTCGAAGGAGGACAATTTTTCTCTAATTCTAGTCATGTCTAATGCCATATAATTATTCTTTCTATTTTAATTTGTTAATTAGTATCAAATCAATCGTTAACTACATTGTTAAGTCTTGTTCTGTTCCTAATAAATATGAACGATACATAACAATCCACCAAAAATCAACTTATAAAATCAAAAATAATTTTTATTTTTAAACTCTTTTTTTCTAAAACTCCAATATTTTAGGAATAAAATCAATACCTGATTTAAATCGTTTCCAATCATTTTCCCAGATGTATTTTATACCATGTCCTAAAGATTTTAATTTTTTAAATTTGTTAATCGTGTCAACATATAATTCACCAAAAGTTTTATGACATTTAACATTAATTTCATTTTGATTATATTTTTCTGGATTTCCATGCCAATAATCACCCAAATATTCATATATTATTTTCATAATTGGGTCAAATCCGTCTACCTGTTTATTCGAAATATAAACCTGTCTATGTAAATTGGTATTGGGGATTTTTAAATAATCTAAAAATTCCATCTCTGATTTTGATACTCTATGAACACATTTCGGACATCCTCGTTTTAATACTAAATGATTGTCAGGAGTTACCCAAAATGGGCCATGATGATGACATATTACCTCAGATTTTATATGATTACTTATGTATTTTGTTTTTGAATAATTATATAAATTTCCGTAAATATTTTTTACATCAGTTAAAAATTGCTCTTGAGATTTTCGTAACTTTTCATTTCTTTTTTTCATGCCACAAATATTACAACCTCTACCTAATAAATGTTTTTCTGGAGTTTGTAAAAATTCTCCATGAATTAAACATCGTATTATTACTTTACTTTTAGCAATAGTATAATTTACTTTAGAATAATCATATTTGCCGACATGAATAACTTTAGATTTTTCTATGAATTCCTCTGTGGTAAGTTTTTTCATAATCGTCAATCAAATTTATATTCTATTTCATTCTTCATAATACGATTTATCTTTGGTTTCTAATCTATAAATGAACCAAACACTTTCATCTTCTATCCCATCTTGGATGCCCCATTCTATATCATCACATAAATCTTTATAAGCATTTTTAATACTTGTAAATGTAAAGTCTTTTATTCCTTGATATAGAAATGTGTCGGATATATGTGTAACATTAAAAATTTTCTGTTTTAAATAAAAACATTTATCTTTATTATCTTTTACTAATTTCCAATCAGTTTTATCACATCCACCAAATAAAACATTACATACAAATTCAACTGTAAATCTAAATTCAGGATTAATATTTTCATACGTTTTAAATTTATCCGATTCATCATCTAATGATGACCATATATCGTCAGACTGATATTCGGATAAATCTTCGGTATTTAACATTTCCATTTTTTCTTTTGAATTTTTCACCATCCACTTAGGCAAGTCCAATGTATTTTTATCGCAATAATCTTTTATTACATCATAATCCAACTTTGGTATGTTTATAACTCTTCTATCTTTTAATTTATTATTTTTCATATGTTTCCTTTGTAAAGAATACATATACATCAAATGAATAAAAATGAATTATTTATTTTAATTGACTATTTCTAAAATCTCTATTGGAATGATACGAATTGACGGTGTTCCAGTGATAATCAACGAGTTACTGTAATGCTCCCAGTTGACAGGAAACTTTTTATCAAATACGCCGCCATTTTCATCCTTGATAATTTGATTCATGGCATTTAAGGTATAAAGAGTATTCGTTTGTTTCTTCCTATGAATAGAAATAGTATTCGGAAATTTTGGAAACTCCCGTCCTTCACACGCAATATTGTATGTGATGAATACTTCTTTTGGAGCATTTACGTTTGTGAAAATAAAAAATCTGTTGTTGTTTACAACATAAAATTTCTTGATTTCTTCTATCGTATTTTCGAAGGATGCTACCAAAGAGAACGTGCAAAGCAGTTGTCTCTTATCGTTCATAATTTCAATTTCTTTTTTATTTCCTCCATTATATGCGGTGCATTAAATTGGATAAATTTAGTGACTTCTTCCAACATATAATCATCACCTTTCAACATAGTCTTGATAGCATTTTTGTCCGCCTCTTTCTCGGCAGGAGACTTTGGTGGTGGTAGTGGCAAATCGGTTGGTTCCTTGGCAGGTTCAGCAGTCGGTGTTGAAACCGGCGTCTGTTGTGGTGCTGCGGTTGTTTGTGCTTGAACAGGTTGAGCAGACACATCACCATCTGGTGAAGGAGCGTCTGTCGCCTGTGACACAGGTAAACTTGTTTTTGGTTGAGAAACTGGCGCCGGTTCTTTCTTGTCATCGCCGGCAGGTGGAGTTGATTTTGGTGTAGTGTCACCGCCACCGAACAAATTAGATTGTCCTTTAGTCGGGTCTTTCTCAAAATGGGTGCCTCGTTTAATCGCCTCGGCTTTATATTCAGGTGTTGGAAATGTTACCAAAATTCCTTTGGCATTGTATGCTTGTCGTTCTGGATACTTACCTTCCAAGACACGATTCGAAAATGAGCGCACAGCTTCTTCATCCAAACCTTTTTTGGAAAGATACTCACGAAGAGCTTCCATGTGGGCGTCCTCTTCTATATTGAACATTCCATTACTTACTCTCTCGTCCAACGAAACGTCATTTATGATTTTTTCTAGTAATTTCTTATTCATACAGTTACTTATGTATAAATATTGGAAAAATCTCCAAAATCAAGGATAGATATAAATTATTCCATTATGTTTAACCACAAATTTGTTTCTCGATTATATCGCCAAAATTTCTTTGGTTTAAGAATTTCAATGATTTTATTTTGTCTCACCAAATCTTTTTGTTTTTGAGATGTTTTATTATGATATTGACCATCATATTCTAATACCACATTTCTTTCTTTATCGTAACCATCCAAATAAAAAAGATTATCATCAACTTTAAGTTGGTAATTTGGTTCAAAGTTGAATCCAAGTTTGTTCCACTTTTCAATTAGTTCAAGTTGACCTCTATCAGTTCTAACTTTTATCCACTTGGTTTTTGATAAAGCATCATAATATTTCTTACGAGTTTCTGGATTTTTCCAAGACTTCTTTTTAGCTAATGATATATTCCTTTTTGATACATCATTTCTTTTTTCGCCGATTCTTCGTTTTTGAGATTCACTATGTTTTCTTTTAGCCTCCATTGAAAAAATTTGATTATTTCTTTTCAATCTTATTTTTTGTTTAGTATCTTCACTTAATTTTCTTCCTGTTAATGATATAGATATTTTTCTTTTAGTTTCTTCGGACGGAATACATTTTTTACCATATAAATAAGATTTATCGCCTTTTTGAGAACATTTACGGCAACGTCTGTTAAATTTAACAGAATTATTAAAATTTCCAACAGACGAATATTTAAGAACGGCATTACAATCAGGACAAAATCTTTCCAACTTTTTCGTAATATCTTTGTAATTTTGTGGCATTAACTTTTTCTCTGTGTTTATCATACCAACGTTTATATCTAATTCGTTGTTGTTTTCTTTTGTCATCTTTTGTTCTATTTAATTTTTTTCTCCCCATAAATAATAAATAGTTCGTTGGAATAAAAAACGTTGGAAAAACTGATATTATAATTTTATCATATCATGAAAATTGTCTCCAATACAAATGCTTAACGGATATTTTTCATACTCCATTATATGTTTTATATCACTTATAATATTGATGTCATCTTTATGAAAGTCTAATAATATTGAATCATATTGATATAATATAATTTTTGTTTTTTTGTCTCTTAAAATTTTATTAATATTATTTATTATAATCATGTTTCTTTCAGTTTCATATGACTGTAAAATATAATTTACCAATTTATTTTTTGTCATATCAGGTAACAACATTTTCTTCAATTTTCTATGAAAAATCGGAGTTTCCACACATCCACATACATTGAATTCTTGAAATAGACAATCGGAATAATTTTCAAATCGTCTAAAAAATTCAATATATAAAAACTCAGATTTTACTCCACCATATAACATTTCAAATGTCAATTGTTTTGATAAATTTATATCATCTTTAGTTATTTGTTCGTAGGATTTATTAAAATATTTCGTGGCAAGAAACAAATATGCATCGCTTATTTCAAATTTGTAATCTACAATATCAGATAACAAATGCGGGTGATATGATTTATAATCCAATAATACCAACTTTCCATCATTTTTTCCATATCTACTTTCTATGAACGACCTAGTTCCATCATTTTTTTTCAACGCCATGTAATTTATTCCATTGAACGTGTTAGATGGTCTTCCTGACAAGTGGTATGGTTTATATTGAGTATAAACTATGTTATTATTTATTCCAATATTTATTCCTTGTTCTTTTCCAAAAACATCTAAAAATTTATCTCGGTTAACATAAATCCCATTTGATTCGAGTTCGGCTAAAGTTTCAATGACAATCTCATTTTCCTTTTCAAATATTGAATCGAGGATGTTGGTATCGGTTTTAAAATACACATCACAAATTTTTTCAAACACTTCTTTGTGTTTCAATAATGGAACAACTTTATTCAAATCACCACAATCACGTTTGCTTCGATATATGAATCTGTGGGCATTTGTTTCAAGTAATTCTTCGTCTATTACTTCGCCTGTTTTAAGATGTTTCCAAAGATTGAAATCCAATAAATTTTCGACAGGCAGAATTTGAAGAAACGATTTTTTATCAAATACCCACTTCTTTTCACGAAGTTTGTTTAGGTCATCAATAAAAGTCTTTTTATCTACCACAGGAGTCAAATCAGGGTGATTAAAAGAAACACAATATGTCTCGTTGTTAGTGGTCTGTTTTATAAAAACAACAGAAACATCAGTAGCACAGGGATGTAAAAACTCATCAGATGGTATTGCCCACAATACGATTGGAACATACCTACAACTCTCAATGAACTTTTTATAACTTTCGACCATTTTGGATATTATAAGAGTCCAAGGTCAAAATGTCAATTTGTTATGTTGTAGGGTCTGGCAACCAACCGTTGATTGTATTAGGGTTATTGATGTATGGCCCTTTCAATCGGCTCTTGATGTATCCTCTCAATGGTAACGGTTGGGCGCGAATGGTCGTTTCCCAGTTACCGGCTTCAAGAGTTTGGTGAACATCGGTAATACGAAACAAGATGTTTCTATCACTGTATGGTTCTGGAAGATTTCTTACAAGAAAGTATTGAAACGTTCTCAATCCGCCTATGCCCTGCAATACAAGTTCTAAGATTATATTTGGTTGGACTGCACAATAACGGGGGTTATTGTCATAATCATTGTCAGCTAATAACAATCTAAGTAATTGTTGTCCTCCTGGAAGTCCTAATGTAAGTTTTACATATTCTCTAAATTGTGGGTCTATTTTTCCATCCACCATAGGAAAATTTGATAAAGGAACATAACCCCTCGAATTTGGATTCAAAGCCATTTGTAAAGTTCCATCATCTGCATCTGCATTAATAGTCTGAAAACTTGATAACAAATCTTTAAATTGTTGTTGGGCAGAATCATCATTATGTAAATCATCTTGAGATTTATCTTCTTGAGTTCCGATTACCGAATCTCTAAATTTATAATCCAACAAATCATTTTTATCTACATAAGTGTATTTAGAATCTTTATTATTTGTAGAACCAAACATCACTCTGGAGGTTTGAGAATCTGCCATCACAGGTTTAAATTTTAACGATTTAATAATACTATCTGCATCCATATAATCAAAAGAATATACAGAATCGTTTTGTTCATCCAACGCATATTTGCCTACAAACTTTTTATCGGTTATGGTCATGACTCCTTCAACTTCTATTAATGATAAATCCCAAAATCCATCGGAGGCGTTCATTATTACTTGTAATATTGCTCTGTAAATGTCAGGATATGAAGCATTATTTTCATCTTCTACCGCGTCTTTTAATACATCAAATAATATATACACATTTGAAAGTAATCCTGAATATCCCTTTTCTAATTTATTTGCCGAAAGTCCGTTTGGACTCTCTGGCAATAAACAATCAAATTGAGCAGGAAAACTATAAGTTTGAGGCACGGTTGGTGGTGTTGTTGAATCAAACCTATATCTATTGTAATTTATTATAGAATCCAAATCATCACGATAACAATTTAATTGTTGTGAAAATATTTTAGATAGTTGTTGATTCGGAGTCAAACTTGATGTGGCATTATACGGATTTGATATTGGTATAGGTCTTAACACCTGATAAGAATATGGGCTCGTTTTATCAAATTGTCCTTGTTTTATTCCTTTTGCCAAAACATTATTTTGTATTCCCCAATAACCATAAAGAAATTTTGGAGCACTATAATTTGGTATTAATACTTTTTCATCACAAGAAATCAAATTTGGGTGGCCTGATATTATTGTGTTTTGAATATCTACTTGAAATGCTACGTTTGATTTTCCGTCTTTCAGTTTTGTTCCACTTGGAGATTTTGAAAAATAATTCAAAATTGCCACTACCATACCCATATTTATCCACATTTTTTTAGGGTCGTTGTCCTGAAATCCTTTGTCAAAATCTCCTTTTAATGGAGTTCCAAACTTTTCATTTTGTTCGTATGAATCGGACGGTCTTCCGGCGAACACTCCAAATACATGAGGAAGTCTCATGCCTCTTTGTTGAAGAGATAATACTGGATTAGACACTCCGACAGATGGATTTAATAAAGGACGCAATATATCATACCACGTAGCCAACTCTTGAGTGGCCTTTACTAAATTTAAATCGGAAGTAAGTAATTGGTTAGGTGTAACATTTTTAGATAAAAGAGTATCGTTTGTCACAAGACTTTTTAATGCTAACATTACGGCATCTTTTTTTACAAAATCCCTAACCGACTGAACTATTCCATTCGTAGTTACATCGCCTATACTTGACTTTTCATTGTCACTCTTTACAGATAATCCGTAATCTTTGGCTATACCTGAATATAATCTATCTTTTGAAGTTATCTCCGTTGTGCATATTATTTTATTTCCTTCTATACTCCAATTAAAATTAGAAATTATTCCATATACTACATCATAATTGCCGTTTGAGTTAATAATATTATTTGTATATAATGGATATGCATTATCCCACAATGATTTCATCAGGCTAACATCGCCCAAATCAACCAATGATGTAGGATTAAAATGATTCCAACCCCATTCTATCATACAACTTATTCCGGGAACAAGAAAGTATGGGGTCATATACTGCAATTGTTTCCATGAAAAACATACCCACTCAACTTGAACTCGTCTAAATAGTTCTTTTTGAACAGTTACTTCTATTCTTGATATTTCAGGCGTGGGAACGTGAATTGGATAATTT